GATCGAATACAAGATTCGTGAGGAGTGCGCACGCGCCCGCGAACGCGTCTGTCGCATCGAACGCATCGCAAACCCCTTTCGCGGTGAACCTAACCGGCTGGCCGTTGCGTATTGGCACACGCTTCTCCTAGTCGGTGATTTTGGTCGGCTTGAGCGTCCGATTCGAATGGAAGCGCCGAGGGTCGAGTTTGACCGATTTCACCACTTGCTGTTCGTCGCCTTCCATGATGAGTTGGATGCGGAGCATCTTGTCCATCTCTTGCAGGAACTCAGGGCGGCGCGCATCGTCGGTGATCTGCATCAAACGCGCTGCGGTGGCCGTAATCAGATAATCCTGATCGGGAAACCAAGGGATTGTTGCCGATGACTCAGGTGTCACGATATCCGGTTGCTTCACCATGTACCGGTGCGTCAGAACGATTTGTCCAGACGACTGCGGGTAAATGAAAAGCTGGCCGGCTGAAGGCGGCACTTGCTGAAGCGCTTGTACCTCGTCATACAGGATCGTCATGAACTCGTACGGGTAGTTCGCAATCGACGGATCCTTGAATTCCTGATCGTACTCTTCCGTGCTGATCGGATTCAGGAAGTACGGAAGATTGTTCTGTTGAAAGAACAGGTCATACGTGCGTTGATAGTTCTGCGGTAAAACGAAAGGGCCGTACAGGTTGGCTTGCACCGTGACGAATTCAGTCTTGCGATTGATCTTCAGGTCACGATGCAACCAAAGGTCTTCCAACGTCATGTTCAAGAACTGTCCGCCCTGCGTGAGAAAGCCGGGGCACTTCGCGATTTGACACGCCAAGGTGACAATTTGTTGTGACGTCAGATATGCCATTACGCCGCCTTCTTGACCATGCCGATCTTCGCCTTACCCTTGGCGATTTCTTCATCGATATGCTTGATCTGCGTCGGGTAATTCTTCAGGTGCGAAGCTTCGGCGCTAGGCAACGTCTTGCGCTTCTGCTTTTCCATCAGGTCGGCGTACGCTTCCATGATCTGGATTTTCGTGCGCTCAAGCTGGCCGAGACGCTCTTCCAAAACCGGGATTTCAAGCGCTTGCTGTTGGCGCACGAGCGAATCGCGACACAAGTCCATCCGTGCGTCGAGTGAGTCTTGCGACTCGTCGGCGTACAGATAGCCGCTGATCGACAGCGAAGCGCCGTTCGGACCCGGCAGGTTGATTTGGAAGTTGCCCAAAACTGCGGTTTTCTGATCCATTTACATTTTCCCTAGTGTCTGCGTTCGCCGCCGCGCAGAACGCGGTCTTGCGCAACTTTGTAAGCGTTTTCGTTCGAACCCATGATGTTGTTTTCGTGGTCCCACGTGCGCGCAACGATTTCTTTCACGCTGCGCAGCAAGTCGGTACGAAACTCGTAGGTCGAACCGTGATAGTACGGGGTGCCGTTGATCTTAATCTCGGTTCCCCCGCACGGCGCTAGGTCGATACGGTACCAGTACACGTCCGAGCCGTCATCCGCGACGCGCGAGAAGCGCTCGGTGACGTTGGACGTGAACATCGAATTCTGTGCCTGCGCCGACAAGCGGGCAGACTCTTCTTCAGCGATCAGGCGCGCGCCGGTAGAAAGCCGCAACTCAGATTCGAGTTCGGCAATCCGGGCTTTAAGCTGCTCCGGGGTTTCCCCCGAAGCGCTTGCGCTCATCTCGTTTTCGTCGTCTTTCGACGGGTCAATCGGGGTGCGCGGTGGCATCTATTTCAATCTCCAATTACGGGGTTGTCACAGTGCCGCCAGTATACCCCGGCGTAAACCCGGAACCAGCTTCAACGCGAGCCAAAAACGCTTGGTTCAAGATGATTGAGCCGTAGAATACCTTCCACGACACAACGCGCGTCTGATTCAGCGGATCCGACTTGTCAGGGCCCGTCAGGTAGTGGAATTCCGGGTTTTCCAGAAGCACTTGGCCGTACGAGTGATTCCCGATGTAGATCGTTGGGAACACAGATACGCCCGTGGCGGGAGCCGCCGGCGGGGTCTGCGCTACGCCGATACCCGTGAGGGTAACGGTCTGGTTCGGCAGCAACTGCGTTGCTTGACCGGCGAGCGGGCCGGTAACAGGAACGCCCAGGCCAATGGCCGTTGCGAGGTTACCCGGCGTTGCCGACGTGCCGATGTACACGTTGAAGATGTACCCCGCCAGTTGTGGGAGAACGACACTGATCGAACCCGTCGGGCCGGTAACGCTGATCGCGCTCGACACCTGGTAGATCACCTGCTCGACGGACGTTTGCGCGGGCGCTGCGGTCACGATGATTTGGTAACCGGCGTTCGTCGCCAGCGTGCCGCCCGAAGTCGAAGCCGTACCTTGGATCGCTGCTGCGCCCGTGAAGTAGGGCATCATGTTCGATTCAACGAAACGCGAACCGCCGAACGGGCCGAGTTCGTTGTTATACAAGCGGTTCACGTCGCTATACGACCAGGCGTTGACCACGGTCGTGTTCTCGCGCATATCTTGTGCTGACAGCGGGTGGATCAGCGCAATGTAGTGCTGCATGACGGCGGGGGACTTGGACGGATCGCGGTACGCGCCAGCCTCAATCATCATGTCCTCACGTTCGTCGCCCATGAAGCGCGGTACGCCGTACGTGAGGAACGAACCGACAATGCGGTTGTTCTCATGCGGCGTCATCACGTCGGTCGCGAGCAAGTTCGCGCGGCTGGCTTTACCGTTGGCGTAGTTCACCTGGGTCGCTGCCATCAGCGTGTTGAATGTGTTGCGTTCAAGCGTTTCCGGCAGTTGCAACGCGACTAGTTCGCACGCCTGTTGGAACAGCGGGTGCTTGATGGTCAGGTTCGCCACGTCGGTAATGATGACGCGATCGCCCCATTGCTGAGCGGTAGCCGAGACTTGTTGCAGGGCCATCGCTTCGCCCGGAGGCGCTACGCCTTCCTGCAACGGCGCGAACGGCAACGGCAGGCGCAGGTAGCGCGAGGCCGTGTACGTCGTGCCGCGATTCGTGTCGAGCTTCAACGGCTTGCCGAACTGGTACGCGACCAGTTGGCGGCGCGCGAGCGGCTCAACCTCTTCTTGAATGTACGCCTCAACGTCAGCCGTGAAGCTGGTCGATTGGTTCGTCACACCGGGAAACAGCGAAGCCCAAAGGAGGGCCAATTTACGGAAGGACATGGTTTCCTCTCAGGGTTAAATATTCATGTTCGCGAGACGTGCGGCGCGCTTGTCGTGATCCGACTTCGGCCCCCGGCTCTGAACATCGCTGCGAATTGCCGGCGACTTGCCGCGATTCACGTTCGGTGCAGATGATGCTTTCGCTTTCGGCTTCAACTTGCCGTCCGCGATATCCTTGCCGAGCATCCAGTAATAAACGTCTTCGCGAGAAGCCATCTGGCCGCGCGACTGCGCTTTCTTGACTTCCTCTTCCACGCGTTCGGTGTACTTCGCGCGGCGCGGTTCCGTTGCGATCTTCGACTCGAAGCGCGTACGGTCCGACATGTCTTGCGCCTGGAACATCGCTTGCCGTGCTTCGGCTTGCGTGGCGCGCAACGTGCGATTCGCCTGGATCTGCCAGCGTTCCATTTCCGACACGTCGGCGGCGCGCAAACGCTCCTCCTCGCGTTGGAACTCGGTGTCTACTACCGGAGCGCGCCGAGCTTCCTCCGCTGCGCGGCCCCGGCGTTCGACTTCAGCTTCCAGCCGAGCCAGACGGTCAGCAGAATCATCACGACGTGACGCGGCCTGCCGTTCAGGAGGATCCTCAGGCAGATCATCGTCAGGGAGATCGTCAAGAGGATCATCGTCGGTATCAGGTTCAGGAAGATCGTCAGGTAGGTCATCAGCATCGCCGTCAATCCCAGGGAAGAGAAGGCCTAGCAGCTTTTTAAGCAGCTTAGTCATTGTTGTGTCCTTACGACTGAGTGCCGACGCCGACAGACTGAACAGTCGCCGTGGGCGTTGTTCCGAGGGCGGTAATCTGCATGATAAAGTCGCGCCAGGTTGCAGTTGCGATCGTCTGCGTACCGTTCAACGTCCAACCGGTGTTGGTCGTGAGCGTTGCTGTCTGCGAACTGGTGTTCAGGATGCGCAGCACGACGGTAGAGCCGACTTGCGCTTGCTGCGGCGTCATCGTGGCGATGAGGTTGGCAACTGTCGGAAGAGTGAGAACAAGGCCTGCCCCTGCCGTGCCTGTCAAACTGAGGTAGCACTGTTCCGCAGAGAAAACTTGCTGCTGCGTCAAACTGAAGCTAGTTGTGTTGGTCGCGGCGTTGAAAGCGGTCGCGGGCCAGGGGTTAACCGAAATCAAAGCGTTGATCAGGCCGATTTGATCCGGCATCGAGCCGTTATCGGAAAGCGTCGGGGTTTGGCCCTGAATCGCCGGGAACAACAAGCCGATCAGTTCGGCCAAACGTAATTTGCGCACGATACGCTCCTGTAAAGGCTTTCGCCGGTTATATGCTGTTTGCTACAAAAAGTCAATTTACCGAACACGGATAGCATCAAGCTTGCACGTTGCCGCGGCTATGCTCACGGTGAACACTGCTTGTCCTACGCAATTTACCGTAGTGGAAGAGGTCACGTTGAATTCTTGCATCGGAATAGTCATGGTGAAGGCGGCCCCTGCAGTACTTACTGTGTACTGCCCGGAATACAGGGGGATCGCCGGGAGAGTAGCGCTAGCAGTATTTTCGCCCCCGTATATTTGGCTGAATACAGTCGTTCCTGGATTAGCAAAATTGATACTCCCACTGACTTCCCAATCACCCGCTGTGAGCGATACGGCAGTCACATTCGCAGGGGTGCCGCTCGTCAGGCTGACGCCTGTCGTAGTGTTGGTGATGTGCTGCCCGACATATCCCGTAGGCGCAGCAGCTCCGGCTGTCGCTCCCTGAATCGCGACGCCGCCGTTCCCTTGGCCTTGCAAAACTAGCGCAATATTTGTGTCGGAACCCGAAGCTGCAATACTAGGGGCTATACCAGTAGTAGACGGTGAAATCTGCACGAAGTTGACGGCGCTGGCAACGTTGTTAACGAACAGCCCAGCGTTGATACCGCTAGGCACGTTGCCGATTGCGATGCCGTTATTCGCCAGCACAATCCCTTCCGTGCCAGTCGTTTGCGTGCTCTGGACAAAGCCTGTCGGCGTCGTGGCGTTGCCCCACCAAGCGATTTCATCGCCTGTTGGCATGGCGATATCTTCGTGCGAAGACACGGCCGTAGCCTGGAAAACAATGCCTTTCTCGTACGAAGCCCCGTTATTGACAAGACCTATCCCTAGGCTTGTGGCCGACACTCCCGCGCGCGCACCGCCGGACCCTAAGAATATATTGGCGGTATACGCCGCGCCGTTCACCATCGTGAAAGGGTTTATAGCGACCACGGTGCCTGATTGATTCACCGCGTCAGCTTCTATCGCTGCTGTGAATCCCGCACCTGTTTTCTGTTGCGCTTCGAAATAGCCGCCTTCACCGATTTGCACATTAGCGCCAGTCGCGTCGTTAATTACCGCGCCCATCACGCCAAGGTTACCCTCCGTACCTGCGCCTGCGGCGTCTGATGAACGGCTCGCGCCGATAATTCCGACGTTACCGATGGTCGAATAGGCAGCGAATTGCGCAATGCCTGTCGTAGGGCCTTGAGGAATGTTGATAGAAACATAATCCTGCGCACCTGCCAACGTGCCATCTTGCACCGTGGCAGCGCCGACGAAAAGACGATCGTTCATTCGGTTGACGCGTGCGCCTAGGTTCTGGAAAAACTGACCCGTCGCCAATTGCTTAAAGGCGCTAGTGTTGCCTACACCGTCGGTTGTCACCACCCATCCGGAAACATTAGCCGTGATGGTGACGTTCTCGCCGGGGGCAATCACGAAGGTATTTGCCGAACCGTTGCTCGGGGAAATGATAGCCTCCGCCGCGTTGCCCTTTATCGTTCCTCCCGTGCTGCCCCCCAGAAAAGTATAAGTCACCCCCGCTGCGGTAGAAGCAAGTGCCGGAAGTGTTACGGTCGCTGCTGCATTTAGGAACTGCGCCCAGCCGCCTAACTGACTAAGCGTCAGACTGACCGATGTCGTGATCCCGAAAGCGGTTCCAGGGTAGACGAATCCGGCTGTCTTCACAAAGTTAGTGGTCGCGGCCCTGGTGCTCGCGTCGAACTGCGGGGGTGTCGCGTAGTTGGGCGAGGGAAGACTTTGCCCGAAAGCGGCCGTCGAAACGAAAAGCAACAGTGCGGTTATTTTTTTCATGATATCGAGACAACCCCGTTATTGTTCCAAACGATCCCTGGTGCTGCGGGTAACACAGTGGGAAGGCACGTCGCCCATGCGGTTGAAGAATTCCCGATCAGTGATACCAGTTCGGAAAGCGGCATCGTGCATTTCGCCAACTGCCCGTTTTGCGTCTGGTGAATCGTAACAGTCTCCGCGCCGGTAAGCGGCTGAGGTAACCCGTAAAGTTCGATCATGATTGCGCGAGTGTCCCGCCGTTATTCCAGATCACACCCGCCGTGCCGGGTAGTGAAGTCGGGAGTGCGTTAAAGTAAGCCAGAAACGCCGCTGCGAATAGTGTCGGGGGGATCGGTTGCGACGCCAAGGTATTCAAGTCAACCGTTATGTCCTGCGCAAGCATATTGATCGCGCGCTGCACTTCCTCAGGCGGGACGTCGGTTCCGGCGGCGCGTACCTGGTACGGGTAAACGTGAAATTCATCCGACATGAAGGTTCTCCAATCTGCGCCTGACAGAAGGATAACCCGGCGCGGCACTCATACCTCGCGAAATCAGAAAAGCGGCAAGATCCGCGCCGTAACCGTTATCACGAACGTAGCTGTCGGCTTCCAGTTCTTGCGCTGCGCACATCGCGAAAAACCGTTCTGTGTGGAAGAACGCGCGCCCGGTCAGGATCCACCAAAGGCGCTTCCATGCGTGCTTGCGCTTGATGTGCCCTGCTTCGTGCATCGATACCGCGATCTGTTGATCAAGCGGCAACGCGTAGAAACGATCCGTCGTCTGGATCGTTCCCCAAAGCGTGGACCGGGCAATGTAGCCTTTCATCGCGGGCCTGCTTGCGGGTCTGCCATCTGATCCGGATGAATCATTCCAGGTGGCCCCTGCGGACGTGGCTGGCCGGGTTGCGCACCTGGGCGCGGCGTTCCTGCTACGCCAGGTTGTCCGCCGCCGGGTACGCCAGGTTGTCCCGGTTGCGGGCCGCCCTGCGCCTTTTGCATCTTCTGCTGCATGGCTTGCTGATGCGCTTGAATGTGCGCGCGGAACAAGCCGACGGGATCGCCCGTCATCTGCGCACCGTGCATGTGCGTCTTCAGGTGGCGCTGGTCATCGTCTGCTGGATGCACTTCAGCAGGCATGCCGTTATGCATCATCAGGTTCTCGTCTTCGGGATCGACATGGAACAGGTTGCGCTCGTCGATCAGGATACGCGGCGCGACTTCAGGGCCGAAAATCTGCTCGGTGCCCATCTCCAGAATGGGGCCGACATTCAACCGGCGACCGTCGAGTTGCTGCGGAGGAATGCCGCGCAGCACGTTCATCCAGGCAATCATCTGTTGCATGCGCTGCATGCCGGTCTGGTAGGCCGTGCCGCACCAGCGGAAGAAATACCGCTCGCTGAAAGCCTGCACAGGTATCTCTTCTTGCTTGGCGCGCGCGCCAACTTCGCCCATTGTGACGACGGTCAGTTCCTTCGTGCGGAACTGGCGGTCAAGCTCGAACATGCGTTCAAGCAACGGGTTCAGCATCACGCCTTCGTAGCGCTTCGCGTGATCGATAATGTTCGATTCCTGCGACTGCGCTTGCGCAGCAGCTTGCGCCTGGTTCTTACGCCCCGCCGCCATCTTGCCAAGCATGGCATCGTTCACGTCCATCGATTCCTGAATCTGCGCCTTGATCGCGTTGCACAAACTCACGGCATCTTTGTAGATCGCCGGGAACGTCGCGAACTGCGTCGTCTGTGGGTTCGTCAACCAAACAGCCGCGAGGCCCATAACCATTGACTGGTAGTTGGGGTTCGCGAGCGGGTCGGTCATGACGATAGGCAAAAGCGCGTACTGTGCGCTGTCCATTCCCATATTGAAATAGTCGTTTATGTTCCACTGCATGTACTTAACAGGCTCGATCCGGCTCATTCCGTAGATCGTGCCTTGGATCCGCTCAACCGGAGCCATGATAAGCGGGCGCTTCTTAGACCAAAATGGATTGCGGATAATGCCAAGAATGACCTCAGGACCGGCGTAGTAAATGAAGCACGGCTCTTTGCCCTTGCTCTCTTCCAACTCAATATTTGCGTGAACTTCATAAATCAGTGCGTATTTGTACGTGCCTTCGGTGCGCACACCGGCATCCGCCGTGCGGCGCTTGTTCGGTACGCGTTTCTGACGGCCGCCATCCGGCTCGTTCAGGTTGTCCATAATCTCTTTCGCGTTCCAACCGACGAAGACACCCTCATCAATGAACTGCTGAACGGATTCCTTGGACAGGCGCAAGCGCACGGCTGTGGCGGTCGCGCGCTCAATATCGTTCACGGTCGGCGGATACACGGCCACGTCATCAACCGCCAAGGGCGTAATGTCGGGCATCTCGTCAACAATCTCTTTCTCTTCCGTGTCCCACTCTTCGTCAACCGTTACGTCTTCGGCTTCGATCCCGTCTTCACTCTCAAGGATCGGCGGCTTCTTCACCAATTCAGTAATACGGCGCGTTGTGCGCATCCAATCGACGTACAGACACCACTGGCCGGTCACGTCACCCGACAACAGATCCGCGCGAACGATATCTTTCAGGTTCGTTTTGCGGATGTAATGTTCAAGAAGGGCAAGCGTAGGGTAAGGCGTGACGCTTGCAGGCCCGACAGCGTCAACGTGCTTGTAGTTGGCGGGAAAGAGTGTCGCGAGCGTTCGTTTACATCGCGCGTTGATGCAATCCCTGACTACTGGAACATAGCATTGCGAATTTCCGCTATATTGCTGATTCTCGTCCGGAATCGCATTGTAGATATTCCAGGCTTCCTCAACGCGGTCAGACTGCTGCTGTTTGTTTTCGTAACATTTTTGAATCTTAGGGTAGAGCTTACATGCCTCAATATAGGCGTCCGAACCCGTATCTTCTGCCCAGTTCTCTACGTCCTCATCCAGGCGCTCCGCGTCGATAGCACGGCTATCCACGATCTCAATGACCGGCTTGTCCTCTGCTTCTTTTTCTTTCTTTACGCCTTTCCGGGCCATGTCCGATTGCCTTTTTTAACGTTCCATGCCTGAGGCAGGATCGACATATTCGTGTGGGCATGCAAACCGCATACTTCTTTCGAGCGCAACGGTACGACGTGGTCAACGCTAAAGGGTGAAAACTCTACCGAGGGTTTGTCGTTACCGCATTTCGAACAATGCTTCAACCGATCACCTTTCCCGCCAGGCGGCGCGCAACCGACGTGCCGGTGTTGCGCTCGCCGGGGGTGCGCGCGGGGCGGTCATCTTCTTCCGGCTTCTTGGACGTGCGCCCGAACGTGGTGTCGGTCTTCTTGCCGCCCCAGGGGTTACCTGAACGCAAGTCAACCGTTTCCGACCAGTTCTTTCCGTTGTTGCCGCGCTTGTCTTTCTTGGTCGCCATGTTACCCGCCCATGCGTGGGGTTTTCGGAGGCTTGCTGTGCTTCATGGCGGGGTCTTTCGACTTGCCGCCGCCCTTGACTTCGGCTTCAGAAGCTTTCTTGCCTGGAGCCGTATAGACCCGGCTCATTCTGCCTTTTTTACCTTCCATGATTACAAACCTTTCTTGCGCATCACTTCGCGCATCGGGCCGCCTTGGAGCTTCTCGCCAACCTTCTCAGGCTTGCCTTGCGAGCCGCCTTGTTGAACGCCTTTGTAAAAGGCGACAGGGTTTTGCGAGGGGGCTTTCGGGGTAATCGTACGGGAAACGGCCATGATTAACTTCTCCGGGGTAGGGACGTGAAATACTCCGCGCCTTGCGGATTTCTAGCCGAATGTAACTCATCTGGCAAGGAATTTCCAGCGTTACTGCATATCACGTACGCCGCAGCTTCCAGGCCCTCGATCAGCGTACGGTGCGGCCCGCGCTCCGGTTCGCTGTTCTGCTGCCCGTTCTTCATGACCGCGTAATTG